CCATGACAAAGACTTGGGTGAATCACTTAATCACATTATCACTTACGAAGCACTGAAACGATGAAGAACAATCTTTGGGTAGAGCGTTATAGACCTACAACAGTAGAAGAATATGTTTTTGTTGATGCACGACAAAAGCAACAAGTAGAGGGCTGGATCAGTTCTGGTACTATCCCGCATCTATTGTTAAGTGGCGACCCCGGTACAGGCAAGACAACACTTGCAAAAGTATTAATACATCAATTAGACGTACAAGAGTATGATGTGCTAGAAATCAATGCGTCACGTGAAAACGGTATTGATAACATGCGTGACAAAATCAATGGGTTTGTACAAACAATGCCCTTTGGTAACTTTAAAGTCGTATTGTTAGACGAGGCAGATTATCTTACAGCGGCAGCACAAGCGGCATTACGTAATGACATGGAAGCTTATGCAGGTACAGTACGTTATATACTAACTTGTAACTATCAACATAAGATTATCCCTGCACTTAAGAGTCGTTGTCACGAATTCCATATTACTAAAACTGATATGACCGAGTTTACTGCACGTGTGGCAACTGTATTGGTTACCGAAAACATTCAGTTTGACTTAGATACATTAGATAGTTATGTTCGTGCTACATATCCAGACTTGCGTAAGTGTTTGAATCAAGTACAAGTCAACAGCAGTACAGGAACATTGTTACCACCAGTCAGTATAGGCAATAGCGAAGATGAATTATTGCTTGAAGCCACTACTCTTTTTAAGAATGGTAAAGTAATTGAAGGTCGTCAGCAATTAATGCAACACTTAGCATTGTATCCTACACGTATTGAAGATACGTATCGTTGGTGTTATGATAACATAGACTTGTGGGGGAAGACTCCGGATCAAAAAGATATGGCAATTATTGTGATTCGTAATGGTTTGGCTAATTTGAGTTTAGTTGGTATACCGGAAATTGCCCTGGCAGCAACTTTGGCAGAGCTTGTTAGTTTATAAGTTTCCAACCTTGAACTGATTTAACTCTACCATACCGATTTACTAAATTTGAAACATTGCTATGCGGTGCACTGGTTTTCTTTATTAATTCAGCCTGTGTAGCAATTATTCTTTCTTTAGTAATTTTGTGTTCAAAAATATATTTGGTATGGTCAAATTTAGGATTGTCTGATCCAAGTTGAGATTCACTTCTAAATTGTCTGAATTTATCAGTCTTAGCTGGATTCAATTCACCAGTTTTCCAGCCAGGTCCCCCTCCTGTTTCAGGTATACGATTAGCCCAAATTTTATTACCATAATTATCCATTGCAGACACTATGTTCCATAGCTTGCTGTAATATCTACCCCAATATGAAAATTCTTCCATAGACGAACATTCTTTGATTATTTCGGTTGTTATATCAAAACCATTTTCTTCTAAATGAATTTTCCAATCTACACCTGAACCGGAATACAAATTTGGATTTTTTTGGGTGGTTTTGCACAGGTATTTTAATCCTGTTTTATTGTGTGTCTTGAGACAAAGATAATAAATAGTCATGCTGATTGCTCCTTTGTAGCATTAGAGTAGTTGGGAACTCCAATTCCGCGAACTACAATATTATTTATCAAAGGAGAATATTATCCGATATCTATTAGTAACTTACGTAAAGAAACCTGACGGTAAAATTGATGAGATGGTTGGATTAGGAAAGAAAATCAGAAAAGCTGATATTCAAACAGTCAACATTATTATGGACTTCAAAGAACGTAAAGTAGATAAGTGTTTAATTGATGGACAACGTGTTGATACTGATTGGGATAACTTGTATGCTTATTACAAGGGTGTTTATCCTAACATTGTTGATAGGTTATCCGAAGAGAATGGCTGGAGAGGGGAAGTAATCTCCCCCTCTGACTCAGATGACCAGGTTACTGATATAGACCCAAAATATGTTCAATAATTTTGTGTCGTTGAACGTCTTTCAGTTCAAACTTGCATAACTGCAAACCTGGTATCACCCCCTTCCCCAAACGATTTTGTAGGTCTAGTAGCCCGTTGTCGGCTGATTTTCTGTCGGCTTGTTCAATATCGCCAGTAACTACAATTTTACTGCCGATTCCGATTCTAGTCATAATCATTTTAAGTTGACTAGGTGTACAATTTTGAGCTTCATCTAACACTACGTAACTTCTTTTAAAGTTACGCCCTCTACAAAAGGCTAATGGTGCAATTTCAATTACTTGTTCCTCTAGCATGTACGCAATTTCTTTTGTTGTGTAGTATTCACGCAATACATCAAGTAACGGACGAGTCCAAGGCTCCATTTTTGCATTCAAATCTCCTGGTAAAAACCCATGCTTTTCATCATCTACACCCACTGCAGGACGTGTCAGAATAATCCGTTCACATTCTCCGGCTTTCATAGCCTTAATCGCCGCTTGCATAGCTAGATAAGTCTTGCCAGTACCCGCAGGACCACTAACCACTACTATATCCGTTTCTGGATTTAATAATGCTAAGATGTATTTTTCCTGATTGAGTGATTTGGGGACTAATTCTATATGCCTGTTTGTTGATTTAGGTTTTGATGAGTTAAAGTTGATTGTTTTTGATTCCTGTGTGTAGTACGTGTTTTCTTGTTTTTTAGAATATGCTATTCTAGCGTCTTGCTCCTGACGGAGAGCACCAGTTTTTCTTTTGCTCAAGTTAGATTCTCCTTTGAAATGAGAGTTCTCTGTCCTCTCACTATTATTTAAGACTTTTGGATGTGCGTATAGTAGTCATGTATTTCTCACACATATTATGATAAATATTAGGCTAACCCCGGCATTTCTTAAATCAACATAATAAGATTTTAAATGATAAATACTTTATTATGAAGTCACCAACAACCGATTTTTTCACAGATATTGACTATCCTAGTATTATTGACAGTATTAAGGGTATTTTCACCAGCGATGCTTCCTTATCCACACTACTAGACTTTGAGCGAGTATTGGACGAAGCTGATATGTACGCCTATCAAAACTGGGATTTGGGAGAATTAGTTGACGGTCCAAAGATTAAAAAGTACACAGTGGCATGTATTTTTATGTACCCAGTTAAACTAATGCCTGACCCAAGAGCGGGCAAAAGAATTATAAAGTTGGGTTGCATAATTCACTTTAAAAAGACAAAAATCAAAGTACCTATAAAAATTGATAGCCCTGACGATTTCAAAGCCGGAACACATTATCCAAAAATGATTGAACGTGAAGTTTGGTTAGTTCGTATTGAGATTCCTAAGCAGTTAATGAATGATATCCGTGAAGGAAGTATTGACTTAGCTGGTCAGAACATTGAGTTAGACGAGTTGGATGATGCATACGAAAAAGATTATGACAAAGAGGGTCAGGATGACGAGGGCGATATGAGTCAACAAACATTAGGTGGTCAAGGTGTACCTCCCCCAATGCCAGGAGCAGGTGCTGCCCCATCAGGTCAACCTTTGGGAATGTAATATGAGAAAAGTACTTGTTGAAGGTTTAGACCATAAAGATTTTGAAAATCAAATAATTCCAACCGTATCAGTAGATGAATACGAAGCTAGATCCGGTGAGAATGATGAAATCATTACATTCTCTTTTATAGTTAAAGGTAAAGCAGTCGGTGAGGATTTATGTGATTGGATCATTAAGGGATACGATTACGTCAATGACTGTGAAGTTAGCGAAGGTGAATTAATGGCTAATCGCTTTGTGGTGTTTGTAGAAACTAATCGTAGAAGCAAAGCGCCAGAAAGATTACTAGAGATATTAGAAGATTTAGAAACATTGACAGGCTTGTCATTGGATCAATGGAAAATTAAAATTGGTGATGAAGAATATGCGCCAGACTTAACTGTATTAAAGCAAAATATCGTTACTGTCCCATTAGAATATCGGGAACAGCACGAAGATGAAGAAGATTTAAACGAGATGAGAAACATTGCTGGATTGCCCAATGCAAATGTTTATAAAGAAAAAGATAGTTTATTAAAAGATTTTATTTCAAAGGCAGGATTATAAAATGGCAACATTATTAGCAAAAAAAGCAGATGGCTCTATGCCATTAGCAAAGACAGACGATCACCATGAAGCATTAGCGGCTGATCCAACAGTATCAGCATTCCCGGCAGGTAGTACTTTTGGTAGTTTATCACCGGCGCCTGCAGCAGGTGGATTTGGAAACTTGGGTGGCGTAGCCCCAGGTGCACAAGGTTCTTTGGGTAGCGCACCAGC